TTGAAAGACTTTTATGTGATGTGGTACGAATTTGCAAACTCAAAAGGATAGATATGTCATAAGCAAATGTAGAAATAAAAATTATTCAATGGTCTGAAGCTAGGAAAATTATTCCTAACAGCACGCCAGAAGTTCAACTTCTAAAAGCAATGTCAGAAATGGGAGAACTAGCAGATGCAACCATTAAGAAAGACAAGGAAGCTATTGTGGACGCTGTTGGTGATGTCATGGTCTGCCTTGTTAATTACTGCGCTTTGCAAGACCTCAATCTGGTAGACTGTATGGAAGTTGCATACGATCAGATTAAGAATCGGAAAGGCACACTATTGCCAAACGGATTGTTCGTTAAGTCACTTGGCGAGTAAGTAAAGACCCACATTTGAAAAGGCGTACCCTGCGTACACCATCGCCATGTGTGGGTTATCTTTCCATAGTTGTTCGCCAGCTATGTAGGCATAGATTGCCCCTGTGAGAATGATTAGCCAAGCACTCAAAATTCACCTACATCTATAACTTCACCACGGAACTCAACCATATCCTCATCAAACTTATGCACGAGTTCAGGCCACAATAACTTTCCATTAAAGAAGTTAAGAACAGCAAACCCTGATCTGTGGTTGCTAGGGTTTAGCTCTCCGTAGGTAAACTGTGGGCCATCAGTCTCTGCTAGTGTTCCAGTATCAACACCATAGCGAGTGCCGTTATAGTCATCAAAAGGCGTTACCTTAAGAGAGTGTAGGTGTCCAGTTACGATGTTGACACCAGCGTTAACAGTATTGTTGTGAGTGGCATGGATTCCACCTTTGTAACGATGCTTAACAATTGTGTTCTCAGTAGGCCAACAAGCCCAACAGAATTCCCAATTAGGAATATGGTCTGTTAGCTTAAATCCTAAAACATCCTTAAACTGTGGTGCGTGTTGGGCTAACTTATTTGCAAACCTAGCATCGTGATTTCCCCATGTAAATATCAACTTTACATTGTGTCTCTCAGCTTTAGCAGTTTCCTCGATCTCCTCAAGCGCTGCCTGACAAGCCTTTAACTCTTGGATAACAGAAGTCTGTGGCAAATCAGACGCATCAAAACGACTTATAGACGCACCATCAAACGCATCTCCGTTACATATCACCGCCTTTGGCTTGAACTCTTGGATAGCCCATAAAAGCCCTTTAAAGGACGTTGAGCGTTGACTAGGAATAAAGTGAGCGTCAGAGAAGACTATTACGCATCCATCCTCTATGCCAAGATTGATCTGTTTTAAAGGAGAGAATGACTTAGGCTTTGACGCATTATATTTAGCGCCACGATGGTCACAAGCGTCTAGCTTCAATTTATAGTGTTCTTCAATCCACCTTCTACGCAAATAGACTGCCCTAGTTGCAATTCCAAGATGCTCTGCAACTTTAGAAGCAGATTGGTATTTGCCCCATACTTTGACAAACTCAACATCTGTACAAGTTTCGTTATGTGAACCCATTGCCATCCTTTAAAAGATTTTCCAAGAGATTGATAACTCTATGCTCTTGCATTTCAATATCCTCGTCTGAGGACTTGGGGTCTGTTGCTACCATCATCAAATCGTGCAAGAATACATGAAGCAACTCATGTAAAGCAGTTCTGTCTAAGCTATCTGGCGTGATCTTCTCAGCACCAAAGTCACCCAATCTGTAAACAGCAAGCCTAGCACTATCGTTAAACTCAACAGATGCCATTGCTTGTTTGGCGGGTTTTATCCCCTTCTCTATTCTCCAATCACCCAGATTTAATATCTGTTGCCATTTTTTAACGCTTTGGGCAAAGAGTTGTGCGTCTTCTAGTGTGGGAATATTAGACATGGGCAGTACATTACAACAAAATTATGTCACTTTGATGCAACACCTTTTTGCTTCTCAAATGTACGCATACCAGCAATACCAAGAATTCCAGACAACATTACCCATAACTGCTCGGCATCCAATAGAGGAGGAGGAGACATTTCAACAGGGACGTAGTTCATAGCCTGTAGCCACTTCCATCCCCATCCAAGCAAGGGATAAGCAAGGAATTGGTAAGCAAGGGCAGCAGCACCAATCCAACCCACAGCAGGACGCCAACCCGAAACAAACAAGCTAGAACTCTTGGCTTCTTCCTTATTAACTTGAATCTGGGCTATGTCAATAGCTTGGTCTAGCTTCCTATTCTCAATCTCCAACTGCATTTTCTCTTTGTCAGTTGTGATTAAGTCCCCTGCTACCTTGCCTACAGAGTCAATGATTGAAGAAATGTTAAGTAAGTTCATTTCAGTCCTGACAATGTTCTGTTAATCCATCCAAGCAAGAACTTAGATTGTGTTCTGTTTTTATTACAGATTTCAGCGTATCTAGCAATCTTGGCTAAAGCGTAAGACTTACGAAAGTCTCCACCATTTTGTTGGTTTAGCAACTCAATGGTCTTAGCCCCCATACCACCATCAGGAGTGGCATTAACAACGATTTGAGCAATCTTTACAGCCATCGACATACCAGCGTTAACACCAAAGTTAAAAATACTACTGGCAATCTCCTGTGAGGCTACCTCGTCCCCACGCATCTTTTCCCAGAACTCACGCTTGTAAAACTCACGAACCAATGGTGTAGCACCACCAAAGTCTTTCCTATCAATCAATGCCCATCCATCCCATTGAGGATTCTTGTTTCTAGCAATACCTGCGTAGGTCATGCCACCAGTATCACCCTCAACATCGTGAAGAACGTAACCACCTTCGTCTTTCATCATTTGCTCAAAAGCAGGTAGAAAATTAGCCACGTTTACATTCCTTTTTATCGTCATCGTGAGAAAGTTTCACACCAGCTAACAAGCCAATAAATCCACCAATGATGGTTTGAAAGGCAGGGCTTAACAGTTTAAATATCTCGGCATTGTCAACTTCTTTAGCCCATAGACCAAGAACAAAAGCAGCCATCATTGCTAAGACTGATAAACATAAAGTAAAGCTGACCATAAAGGTCACATAGAAAGTCAATTTAGATTTAACGTCTTCCATTTAAAACTCCTAGACAAATTTATCAAAGTGTCTTTTGTTGGCAAATATCTCCAACTCAATCGTAGCCTGTCTTGTCCTTTTGTTGTACAACTCAAGTTCAAAAGCATCTATAGATTCGTTTACCTTATTAGCTTTAACAGCTTGCTTATATTCAAACTCTAATCTTTCTGCACGAGTCTCAGCAGCAATCGCCCTAACGTCATACTCTTTAGGGAACACAAACGGATACCATTTGTGTATCTGTATCACTTCTCTCTCCCAAGTGCCTCTTTGTATCCACTAATTACCAATGCTCTCAAATCATGCGAATCAGAATTACCAGCCCACTCACTCAAGTTATTCCAAATTACTATAAAGTCGGTACTTTTACATAACTGTTGATGTTTTGTCAGCCATTCGAGCATTTGTCTATGTCTCTCAGTTGGGTCATGTACACCCCAAGCAATAGAGTAAAACTCACGCACACTACATAAGTCTTTGCCTGTTGAGTGAAGTGCTAGAACTAAAACAAGTGCCACTATCCATTTCACAACATAGCCCAAATGATGATGTAAACACACCACGCAACAGTCAAAAGAAGAAGGACTGCCGCAATAAATGCCTCAGCCCACTCTCTCATTTTTCTTGCTCGTCAGGTTTGGCTAATGCTTTTGCAATCTTTAAGTGTTGGTGCTTAAAGTAAATATTTACAAATAAGCCACATACAGCAATCACAACACCAGAGATAGCAGCAAACTCATTAGCCGTTAGACCAAAGATAACTGCAGCACTAGAGCCACCATAGGTAGCTGCTGATGCTATTTTTGTTGATACAGCTTCGTTTGTCATGGTTTCTCAGGGTAAGTTACTGTCCAAGGAAAGCCAGTCTGCGCTGTTACATCACGCAAGGCTTGACGATATGTAGCCCATACAGCTTTGTCAACAGGTGCATCAGCTACTTGTGTCCAATCACATTCAGCTAACTTTTCAGCACGAGTAGCACGAACAGATTTAGCCTGTTCAGCATCCTTCTGAGCCTTATAAGCCACTTCTTGTTCAGCAGCAGTAGTAGTTACACCATCTACCACTTGGTCAATGAAGATAGGGCCAAGCACATATTTTGTGTACCACTTACCATCTACTTGCTCAACACCTTGTGCTTGAGAGTATTGGTAAACAGTTCCACCAGTTGCTTGTGCGCCTTCAAAGACTACATCAGCACCCAAAGCCTCTAATACTTCAGTTGTTGTTGTATCCCATGATGGGCCACCATTGGCTTTTGTGTATGCACGAAATTCTGCTTCGTACATGACTTGCCCATTTGATCGTAAACGAATCTGCATATAAGTCCTTTAAGCAATTGCTAAATAGATGAATGTCGCACCAGCACCAGTATTAGGGCCACCAGCAGGAACTGAGAAGCCAGCAGAATACGTATTTATCATATTCATATCAGTAACTTCAGCAGCAGTTGTATTTAATGATAATCTTGGGTCATTTCCACTTACGATTCCACGTGCTGAATCCCAAACATACCAATCAGAACTAGCATCTGTTCGTTTAATCATTACAAACCTAGCACCGCTTGTAAATCCACAATCAATGTTTAAATCTGAGTCAGAACCTGTGTAGCTGCCGACCTTGCTGACCCCTGCGCAGGTTGCAAAACCATACCAAACATAACTGTTTCCAGACGTATTTACAGCTATATTTGTACCAATTGAAAATACAGATGCAGTAGAAGTGGTGTTACTCCAAACAGCGCCTGTGTTGATTGTTGCCCCAGTTGTGTTTAACTGAAGGATTGCACTTGCCCCAACATCTTTATGATAGACATCCCAAGGATATGTTGTTGACCTATCTTTCACAATCATCAACTCAGGTGCAACACCTAAGTTGTGACTAAATGTCGTAGCACTTCCCGTCCCTGTATAGCAAACCTCATCAAAGAAGCTGGGGGCACGTTGGAAGTTCCAATACACCATGTTGTTGCTGTCCCAACCGGTTGAGATTTGGAATCCGGTGTTGTCCCATCCGTTTGCGGCTGAAACCGAAGATTCAGCGGCGGTAGATGACGTACTAATCTTTGGAACGCTTGAAGTTGAGGACGCAACAGTTCCTGTGCCTCTTAGCCTATCAATCGTCTGAATGTTGCCTGAAAAGCCGGGGCGATAGCCTTGCATTTGCAAATCAACAGGGAAATTGGTAGTTATCTTGGTGTTAATTGATGCAGTCGTTGCATTAGGACTAAACACACTCGTCCCACTCGTAGGCACTTTCATTGGGCCTCTACGAATGGCTATGTAGATGAATGGAGAGGACGCAATTCCCACATTTGCGGTAAAACCTGTTGCGTTTGGGTAGGCGTTATAACCTCCTGCGGTTTCAGCGGCAGAAAGGTCTGGCTCTAAGTTTGGCTGATTACCAGAAACAGCCATCCCCCTCATGTTGTCGCTTATATACCAACTGTCTACATCATTGGTTCGTTTAATTAAAACCCACTGAGGCTCATAACCAAGACTTACAGTAGCAATACCTGAACCGTTAGTAGTAAACGACCCGCAGGAAATCACATTGTCTGTACCAGTTAGGCCAAAGCCTCCTGCGTTGTGGGCGAATAGGTAGGCTACGTAGGTAAGCCCATTTCCATTTACCTCAGGATCGCTACCGACATAAAACACTGTGCTTGTTGGTGCTATGTTGTTATAAGAAGAGTCACCCCATACGCCATTACCAGAGCCAGTAGCAAAAGCGCTTGTAAGATTTAAATAGCCAGTTCCAGTTGGGACACTTCTATGATAGACAGGCCAGTTGCGAGTGCCATCTGTTTGTTTGACAATCATCATTGCTGGCGCAGAACCAAGACTATGAGATATTGCTCTGCTGGCAGTTCCATTCCCCGTATACGTCACAACATCAAAGAACTTTGGAGCTTTTGCTATAGACCAAGATACATAGTTGTTGCTGGCTTGGTTCATAAAATTGCCAGCAGTAAAACCGTTGGAATTAAATGAACTTACGTCACAACTAACATCGTTACTGCGAGTAACTGCTGCGCTAGTACTTTCTGAAAAAAGGGTGCTTCTATTTCCACGTACTGTATCAACAAGACGATGACTACCAGCATTACCACGGTCTTTCAACCAAACCAGACCACCTTTGGCAGACAAGTCAACTCCATTGTTAATGGTTTGTGTTGTACCTGCGCCAGAATACAAAAATGTAGAAAAATAATCTTCTATATATTTTGGTAATACTGCTACCCCGCCCCCGAACGCATCGTAGGAAGCCGCCCCGCTAGTTGCTTGTAAAGGCATTTGTTATTCCTTGCTCTTGCAGTTATTCATGTGCCACTTAGCTAAGTTTCCACCACTTGCCATTATTCCGCAATGTGGACATTGTTCTTTACGCTTTGGCTTCTTCATGTTAATTGTTGTTGATTTCTTTACGCCAGTTGTACCTGCAATGATTGCCGCTTTTCGTTCATCAGAGCAAGGAACACCATAATAAAAATGCTTGTTGCCTTTTAATGCTTCACTAATTCGTTGCTTATCTGCTTCACTTTTGGGGCGACCTAACTTATTACGAGTTTCTTCACTAACAACATACCCCGCACGACCATCACCGCCATCAGTTGCGTTTGTCAGGTTAATACCAAAGTTACGCATCTCAGCAATTAAGAAGCACTCAAGTTCTTTAGCTTGCTCATGGCTGACATTTTCCTCAACTTTGTTAACAATAATGTCTAACCCAAGGCTTTGAATCTTACGAATCTTGTTTAGCTTATATGTTGGTTTATCAGAGTTCTTGGCTTCCCAAGCATGAAAATGGCAACGTCTACCCACACCCTTACCAACGTAAAATGGCATCCCATCTCTTGGGTCAGTAAGCGTGTAAACGTAGGCTGTGTTCATCATGCCTTAAATTGTGTGTTGCTTGCCAAGACTGTAAAGGTTGCGCTACCAGTCTTGATAATCAAATATCTGTAACTGTCGATGCCACTAGCATTACCCGCTGTAGGCGCACCACCTAGCCATCTAGTAGTCACTCCAGAGGTTGTACCATCAACTTGAACAGCAGAGTTGTAGTAAGCAGTTGAGCCTTGAGTGACCAAGAAAGCCACAGTCATAGATTGACCAGTACTCATCAAAGTATTCAATGATGTACCGCTAGAGCCTCTAAAGTTAACAGTCCAGTTAGCACTTGCGTTACTTGTGTAGTACAAGACTGACTGAGTTGTAA